TCGTCGGCCACATCGGCCATGCACAGGTAGGCCAGTGGCCCTTGCAGAGTTTCTGCCAAGAGGGAGTACACCCCACCCAGCGTCGACTCGGCTTCCTTGGCGACTGCACGAATCTCTTCGGCAGTAACACGTTCGGCCTGTCGGGTGTTGCCCGTGTACATAAACGCCATGCTCAGCCGCTGGATAACCTCTCCAATGGACTCGCGCACTGCGTTGATCTTGTTGTAGTCGCCACGTTCATACGACGTGATGGCCGCAGTCTTACCCCGGACGTAATCGCCGGTGTCCGACTCTTGGTACTCGTCAATCACCCCGCCAGCCGATTCGTCAACGACGTTCAGCAGGCTTAGCGCTTCCAGCTCGTACAAGCCCAGTTGCTCGGAGACCAACGATACCTTGGCGAAGTCGCCAGTGAAGTCCTCGACCAAACCTCGGCCATAGTGTTCACCGTCTGCCAAGTTCCACACGGTCACGATCCACGGCGCCAGATGTTCTGGGTAGCTCGACTCAGGGCCGACACGCAGACCATCAATCTCGTTCCACACCACGACGCGTTTGTTGACTGCGCCCGGCTGCTTCTCGATCACCGTGAAGTAGTCCATCATGCGATCCGGCTTGTACTGGCCCGGCTTCTTGCTGGTGTAGTCCGCTTGGACGTGTTCAGGCAGTTCATCAAACCGCATGATCTGTTTCAACACGATGTGGCGGTACTCACCATCAGCTGCACGACGAACGACGTAGGAACGAATGCTCCACACTGTCATCTTGCCGGTCTTCGGATCGCGGTAAGCGAGCGCATTGCCGGTGATGACCAACAGCTTCAACAGCCGCGTCAGCTTGGCCGTGGTGGCCTGAACAAACAACCGTTCAGTGGCCTCCCGATCCAAGCGCGCCAGCATGTTGTTGACCTCCTGTTCGTTGATGCTCTTTTCGACAGCAGCAGCAAGCAACGATTTGGAAGGCATGTTCTTGAAGAAGGGGACGCCGCTGGGGAACAACGAGGCGACCAACTTCGCCGTCAGGTTGTTCGTCAGAAGTGCGCCCACCGATTGAAAGTCATGCTGTACAGTCTGATTGCTGACGTTCAACGGATCGACCATGGTGCTGCCCAGCGTGAAGGTTGCGAATTGCTCGCTCTTACGCACGACGGCCTCATCCCGATACTGCTGCCACATCTGCAACGCAGTCAGCGTCCCACGACTCATACGTTGATGCCCAACGAAGAGGCCACGCCACCCGGCGCTTTCTTCTTCTTGGTAGCCGACGTAGTGGACAGCGAGGTTGCAGTACCGCCAACTTGCGTGTCCGGGGTGTTCTCGAAGCCCAGGTCGACGTTACTCGCCGCCTGCTGTTGACCCAACTGCGCAAGCAAGGCTTCGTTCCGCGCTGTCGCATCTGCTGCGTTCTGCGCTTCCAGTGCCTTCATGCCCGTGAAGTCCGTGCCCAACCATTGGTCAGCCATCGGGTCCACGAATTGGTTCAACGTACCGGCACCCAGTGGGTCCCACTTCTCCGTGAACTTCTTGATCTTGCCAACGAGCTTTTTAACTTTCTTGCCCATGTACCCTCCGGTATTTGATCCGGTACTCACCCTCTTTAATGCGATGTGAGAAAGCGATACATGGCAGGTTGTTCTCCTTGGCAAGCTCAATGGCCCGCCTCAGAAACAACTTGCCCAACTCCCCACTATGCGCAGGATGAACCCAGTGCCACATTACGCCAAGACAGGGACCTACGTGGGCATCCTCTTCGGACACCAAGACGCAAATCCCAACTGGCACGCCATTGGCGAAGGCGCATAATTCATAGCGATCAACGTCGACAGTTGCCCCAACGATACGGCTGGCAGCTTCTGCACGACCGCCCCAGGATAGTTCCGGGACTGTGTCAAGCACATCTTGAATCACCCACTCCACCATTGTGGGATCACCCGCATCGCGGGCTCTCTCACTGATCACGGGGTCGCCGTGCTGTAAAGCCAATATTAGACTTCACATACTCCAGTACCCTAAGTTCACCAGTGTTGATCATAATCTTATTTAAAGATGTAGTTTCATCAATGGTGACACGAGGGAATAGTTTCTGTAGTAGTCTGTATTGTTCTTCTGAGAAGGTTACCTTGGAGTTACTGTTCATTTCATTCACTCACTCGCTTCTCTCCGGAGTATGTGACAATTAATTGTCCCTCAGCAAAAGAAGAATTCGGAGTCCATTAAGCTACTCAGGTCCAGATCACCCATGAGGGGACGCAGTACCCAGGTGCCGGTGTCGATGGCGAAGTTCAGCAACACGTCGTTGTCCGTGTACAGCTCAATGAACGCAGCGCGGATACACTCGTGCATCGCGTCGACATCGCATGGGTGTGTACCGAACGAATCGTGGATAACGGCCATGTCCAAGTCCAACTCAGCCATGCGCTGTGCCGTCATGCTCAGGTGACAACCGTCCATGGCATGCACGAAGTTAGGCGCAATCGCATTCTGCATCCGCGTTGCCTTGGATGTGTCCAGCTGATTGTGCATTACCACGTACTCGACACCGCAGGAACGCACACGCACTCGCGTCTGTTCCTCGTCCGGGTAGTCGTGGTGAACGTGCAAACCGTGCGGTGTGGTGAACACCACTGGTGCGGTGCGGTCGTGGTGGCGAACCACATCCTTCAACCAGCGCATCAGGGCCGCAGCCGCTGGCACCGTGTCCTCAATCGCCTTGAACAGCAGCTTCGCAAGGTACATGCACATCTTCATGTACGCAACGCCGGTCTCTTTCGAAGAGTACCCTTGCTCGTCCAAGAAGTCGCCTATACCGTCCGCTACGCTCCGCAGAGTCGCACCGTATACGTAGGTCATCACCGGGCCTTTAGCGAGCTTCCGGGATACACCCAGCTCCTTCCAAAGCACCCCGCAAGCGTGCCCACCCTCGGCGTCGCGCTCGATCTGCATCATTGCCAGCTGGGCCACACGAGCGTAGATGTCAGCCTTCTCGTCGCCTCCTGGCACGAGGTTCACGTACCGCCCACCCACCGAGTCGCGCAGCATTGCGCTCAGGTGCTGTAGGCCGGAGCAGGTCGCATCCATGTGGACGATGCTCCCGGACTCAAACGTCTCCGGGTTGCCGCTGGCGTATGCCGCTGCAAGCTCCCGTACCGCCGCCACGGCCATCAACGGGGCGTCTGTGTTAGCTCGGTACAGGTCGCTGTTGGCGGGGTCTACGGCGCCGTGTGCGAGGTGTTCCCAATGCTCGTCCGTCCACGCCGCTCGCTCCTTGAAACGCTTCTTGTCGAAGCCAAAGCAGTTGGCGATGTGGACCTTGAGCCAGTACACCCCACGACGGCCCAGGGCCTTCTTACGGGCGAATTGTACCACTGCCTTAGTGGCGTCCGTCCCTTGTGGCGTACACGCCCCACGGTAGTACAGGCGTCCCCTGGTGTCCGCAAACATCGCGTTCCATACGGGTGTCCCTCGGGCCATGCCCACGACCTTGCTGAAGCCGTGCATCTCCCAGCTGACCGCCTTATGTTCGCGGATCGCATTGTGCCAATTGAACGTCTGTCGCTTCCACCGCTGGAACTCTTCCAGCTCCGTCTCCGTGGCCTTGTCCTTGGACCATTCAGTGCTGTGCGGGAACTCCGGGCGCACTGGTGGGGTCCGTGGTGGAATCTTCAGGACGCCGCCGCCGTCTGCCCACACCCCATGCACCGTCTCGTACATGTCGTCCGACATGGCATACGGGATGGACTGTAGGTAGTTGATCGGCTCAAAGAAGTTCGGCATGGTCTCTGCCGACATTGCGTTGCGGTATGCCCGCAGGTGCTTGTGGCGGATACGCTTGTGCGTCCGCAGCAGCGGGAACTTCAGCTGCCGCTTCTCCGTGTGGAATCCGCCACCGACGATCCTGTCCCAGCGCAGCGGCGGAGACACCATCGTCAATGATACCGGCTGCGCCAGCCACTCCGATGCCTTCTCGTCCAGCAAGAAGTCCCGGATGGGGTCCGTCAGGGCGTACTCAACGAGGTGTCCCTTCGCAGATGTGCTACGTTGTACGTCCACCAGCCCTGCGTCCATGCAGGCTTGCAGCCCGACTTTACCCAGGTGCATGTACTCGGTCGGCGTGAGGTCGCTGTCGTAAACACCGTCCAGGCTGTTCTCGATCACTCGGCTCATCGCCAACCGGGTATGCTTCTGGCTCGTCGTGTTGCTGTCCTTGAGGCGCTGGATGGCGCCGTCGTAATAGACCGGGTTGATGCGGGCAGCAGCACGCACCTTCAGCTCCAGCGCCCACTCCCGTCCAATGGACGTGGCGATACGCTGGAAGGTCGGCACAGAGTTGCGCTGGGCGCCGTAGTGCTGCAACACGCAGCCCATGGTGACGCGCAGTGCGATCACCGCAGCAACGTCCGCATCCAGTTCACGGAGCCAACCCCGCAGGGCAGCCCCGACACCACGGTGCTTCTTCTGCTGCTCTGCGACGATACTGTCCCGCACGTCATCGAACATCCGGGCAATGACCGCTTTCCCTCGCGGCAGCTTGTCGATGTCGCCCTTGGCGATAAGTGCAGCGTGTGCTTTTGCTGCCTCCACCATTGCGTCCGCATCGGACTGAATCTCTGCTGCGATTTGATCGGCGCTCATTGCGTGCCCTTACTCGATGTCGGTTGGTGCTGGTACTTGGCCGTAGCGGGTTTCCGCTTCGAACGAACTATCGAAGCCAGCGGCGTCGAAGTCTGCTTCGATGTCGGCCCGCTCTTGGATCGTGATGGTGCCGTGTTTCAGCAGCGCATCTTCGGCCTGTTGACGGACCTCGTGGGCCTGCTCTTCGTTGCCGGTGTCGATGGCAATCGACAGGAGGTTGGACAGGTGGGAGTAAGTCTTGCTCATTCGGATTTACCTTCGCGGAGAAGCAGCTCAAGACGCGCCATGGCATTCCAGGCGGTATGTGTAGCGTGGATCAGGCCCGACTCATCGTCGAACTCTTCACCCAGGATTTCCTTCTGGTCATGGCGATACATCGCGC